GAGGACTACTCTATGGGTAAGTTTGAAAAAATGTATGAACAGTGATAATTACGTACAGAGAAATAAAGAAAATCAAGTTTCCAGTCTTTATTCTCCCCAATAGTAATTGGGAGAGTGTAGATGGTATATTATTTCTAGATAATGAAGTAGTTGACGATAAAAATATGCCCGGACTAAGTCTGGGTATACGTCGATTACAAACCCCTTTTACAGAGCTGTTAGCCCTTAAACACTCTATAGATTCGCTAATTGGAATATTAAAGCAGACGAATAAAAAATGTTTCATTGATAGTAATGGTACTCCTTTTATTTATCAAAAAACAATTAATGCTGCATTAAAATATTATAAAATACGAAAGATAGAGTTAAAGGGAGTAGCTTCTGTTATATGGTTAAAGGATATTAATTTTCCTTTTACCGTACCAAGACCTCCTGCTCAAGAAATGACTTGGGCAGGAGTCTTACACATCGGCGGATTGCCTTGGTTATTATATGAGTACTCCGAAGAAAAACTAAAGGACACTCGAAGAAAAGTATAAAATTATATGGCTAGAAAAAGAAAGACTCTTGCGGGAGCAAACTTAGATTTACAAGAGATCGAACCACTTACTAAAAATCAAGTAGTGGCTTTCGAAAGTACTAAAAACCTAATGCTGCACGGAGTAGCAGGAACTGGAAAAACGTTTATATCTTCTTACTTAGCGTTCGATGATATGACCAAAGGTTTATACGAAAAACTAGTAATTATAAGAAGTGCTGTACCTACTAGGGACATAGGATTCTTACCTGGAAATGAAAAAGAGAAGGCTTCAGTCTATGAAGAACCTTACAAAGATATTTGTATCGAACTTTTCCAGCGAGGAGACGCATACGAGATACTCAAAACAAAAGGATTAGTACATTTTATGACTACTTCTTTTATTCGTGGAGTTACATTGCGAAATGCAATAATTCTAATTGATGAGTGTCAAAACATGAGTTTTCACGAACTAGACTCTATTATCACTAGAATGGGTCAAGGGTGTAGAGTTATCTTTTGTGGTGACTTTCGCCAAGCAGATTTAGCAAAAAATGGTTTGAAAGACTTTGTACGAGTCTTGAAAGCTATGGACGTATTTGATTTTATTGACTTCGATATAAAAGATATTGTACGAAGTGAGTTTGTCAAACAATATATAACCGCAAAAACAGATTTAGGATTATGAAATTTAGTCAAAGATTGGATATAGCAATTATACTGTTATTACTAGTATATGTTATCATATTATGAAAGCTGTAATAAGTAACAGGATTTATTTAGAAGTAACGAGAGAATATAAAGAGTTTTTAAGTAAAGAACTCACATACAAAATTCCCTCGCCTAACCCTAAAGATCCACCTATTGTTATTAAAAATATGGCACGAGTTCGAGAGGACTTGGTTACTATTCCTATTGGAAGAGTAGATTTAATCCCAGATGATTATGAAGTTGTCGATAGACGAATAAACAAGCCTGAAGAGTTTCCAGAATTTAAGTTTGAATTACGACAAAGCCAACAGGATGTTTATAACGAGCTTGAAGACAACTGCATAATAAACGCATGGGTAAGTTGGGGTAAGACTTTTACGGGGTTGGCGATAGCCGGAAAACTCGGACAAAAAACACTTGTAATTGTGCACACAGTTCCTTTACGGAATCAGTGGGCAAAAGAAGTGGAGAAAGTCTATGGAATTACACCAGGCATCATAGGCAGCGGAAAGTTTGATCTTGACGCTCCTATTGTGATTGGGAATACCCAGAGTTTATACCGTAATATTCAGAAGATTAGAAAAGAATTTGGAACAATTATATTGGATGAAATGCATCATGTGAGTAGTCCAACTTTTTCCAAAGTTATCGACACAAACTATGCACGCTATAAGATCGGACTGTCAGGAACGATAGAAAGAAAAGATGGCAAGCATGTAGTATTTCGGGACTATTTTGGCAGTAAGGTATTTAAACCGCCAAAAGAAAACTTTATGACGCCAAAAGTAGATATTGTAAAGTCCGAAATACGATTTATGGACGGAGCAAGAATACCTTGGGCAAATCGTGTAACAGCTCTAGCGAACAACGAAGAGTACCGTCACACAGTAGCGATGCTTGCAGCATTTTACGCCGCTCAAGGGCATAAGGTGTTGGTAGTATCTGATCGAGTGCACTTTCTACAACACTGTGCTGAATTGGTCGGAGAAAAAGCAATTTGTGTTACGGGTGAGGTTCCGCATGAGCAAAGAGAAACGCTTATAGATGAGATAAATCATGGCACAAAAGAAATTTTATTCGGAACTCAAGCAATATTTAGTGAAGGTATATCAGTTAATGCCCTATCTGTCCTTATACTCGGTACCCCTATCAACAACGAGCCACTCCTCACCCAGCTCGTTGGAAGAGTCATCCGAGAACAAGAAGGAAAGCAGACCCCTGTAGTTGTAGATATACATTTAAAAGGAAACACTGCTAGAAAGCAGGCTTCTAATAGAATGGGATTCTACATGAAACAGGGATGGAAAATTTCACAAATATAGGATAGAAAAATAGTTCTTGACATACGCTCTATTTTTTAGTATAATATATGCTTCTATACGATTGGAAAAAGATCTTTTTACTCACTGCAGGCCAACCATCAGGTATTTTTACAATATTTGAAATGTTAGTCAAGGATAGTATACCCCGGAATAAGTACGATCCGATTTACAAATACTATGATATAAATTTTAGTGGTGAATCGTTCCTTGTACATCCAGATGTTCTTTTATACAATTCGTTTAGACATTCTCGACAAGATATAGCAGTATACTTAGCACTAGCAAGTATGCGTTCTTTAGGGAAATACTTCGCCTCTGGCGATATTACACTAGATCTTTTGGAACTCCCAATAGATCCTTTTGAACACTTAAATAACACAGAAGATAGGCTACTTTATATTGAAGATGATAAACTTCATTTTTTATACGAAGAAGTCCCACAGGAGAAAACAAAATGGCATTAAGCTTTAACAAATCAAAGGGTTCCGCTCAAAAATCAAGTATCAGTAGCTACAGTTATGTAGATGGTGATAACTCTATTCGTCTCGTCGGCGACATTCTCGCTCGATACGTTTATTGGATTACTGGTGAAAATGATAAGAATATTCCTCTGGAGTGTCTTTCTTTTGACCGTAATGAAGAGCGGTTTAATAATAAAGAGAAAGATTGGGTTCGTGAATACTACCCCGATCTGAAGTGTGGCTGGAGCTATGTGATGCAAGGCATTCACAATGGCGAAGTTAAGATTGTCAATCTCAAGAAGAAGTTGTGGGAGCAAATCCTTACGGCTGCTGAAGATTTAGGCGATCCTACTGATTCTGAAACAGGCTGGGACGTTAAGTTCAAGCGTGTTAAGACAGGCCCACTGCCCTATAATGTCGAGTATCAGCTTCAAGTATTGAAGTGTAAGCCTCGTGCTCTAGACGATGACGAGTTAGCTCTTGTAGAAGCTCTCAAGTCTATGGACGATGTTATGCCTCGCCCCACTCCAGATGCTCAAAAAGAGTTGCTGGATCGTGTACGCGAAGTAGATACAAATGAAATTGACGAAGAAGCACTCGATAAAGAGTTCGCCATTTCATGATTCTTTTTACGGCAGACTGGCATTTAAAGCTAGGTCAAAAGAATGTCCCACGCGAGTGGGCATTAAACCGCTACAAGTTATTTTTTCAACAGATTTATTCTTTGGAAAAGCAGTGCAACATGCACATTATTGGTGGTGATCTTTTTGACCGTCTGCCGAACATGGAAGAGTTGGAACTTTACTTCTCGTTTATTCGGGAAGTAAAGATTCCTACTATTGTCTATGACGGTAACCATGAAGCTACTAAAAAGAACAAGACATTTTTTACACAATTAAAGCAAGTTACTAGAGATATTAATCCTTTAGTCAACATAGTAGATATTTCGTATATTGATCCCGATATGCAGTTTGGTATATTACCTTATGCCGATCTTCATAGAAAGGAAAGCATTGAAAAGTTTAATACAAATTACCCGTTGTTTACTCATGTTCGTGGAGAGATTCCTCCTCATGTCAAGCCAGAGGTGGACTTAGACAGATTCGAGGACTTTCCAGTAGTTTTCTCTGGAGACCTACACGCACATAGTAATACTCAGCGAAATATTGTATACCCTGGAAGTCCTATGGCTACCTCTTTTCATAGAACGGAAGTCTCTACAGGATATATTCTTATTAATCCCTCTAATTGGAGCTGGATGTGGGATGCTTTTGAGCTTCCACAATTGCTTCGTAAGACAGTTTCTTCTCCAGATGAGATGGAACCTACAGATTATCACCATACTATTTACGAGCTAGAAGGTGATATTCAAGACTTGGCAAATGTAAAGAATAGTGACCTATTGGATAAAAAAGTTGTAAAGCGTAATAGTGAAACAGCATTAGTAATAAATAAAGATATGAGCATCCAAGAAGAGTTAGTAGAGTACTTAGCCTATATCTTAGAATTAGAAGAAGGAAAAATTAAAAATATAGTAGGAACTTTTAATGATTACGCTCAAAAAACTTCGATGGGATAACTGCTTTAGCTATGGGCCAGGAAATGTTCTGGACCTGGAAGAAAATACAGTAACTCAAATAATTGGTACTAACGGTATGGGGAAGTCCTCCATACCGTTAATTATTGAGGAAGCCCTTTTTAACAAGAATTCTAAGGGTATCAAAAAAGCAGATATACCAAACAGATATATAAATA